AATGAATTATGTACCTTTAGCTCAAAAGTATTCAACCGAGGTTGATGTTAAGTTTTTTAAAGGTGAAGTAAGAGATATTTGTTACGTTGATATTACAGTTAACAATGAGTATATAATCCAAGTAAATCTAAGATAAATAAATAATGGCAGAACTAAAATTTTTAAGTACACTAAGAACAAACGCCGAGCAAATCAAGGCGGATGCACGTACGTATATTTCAAGAGTATACAAACGTGCTAATACTTTGTTTACTGAAGCATCACCATTTGCACAGATAGTAAATGTAATGTCAGAGCTTGGTGAGTTAATTATGTTCTATGTAGAAGACTCTCTAGTAGAACAAAACATTTATACTGCACAACAACCAGAATCTATTTATGGTTTATCAAGATTAACTGGACATGATGCAACAAGAGGTTTTGCTGCAACAGGTGAGATTGAATTCAGATGGAAAGTTGGTGCAGACCTTGGTAAGATTGCAGGTACTGGTTTAAACATTGATGGTAGAGCTCAACTGCAATGTGAGCAAAACGGATTAAAATATACTTTACTAACTCCTTCCGACAGATATAGATTAGAGAAGTCTAGTAAGTCTAAAGTTAAAACTGCAATGGTACAGGGTGAATTTGAACAACAGACTTTTACTGGAACAGGTGAACCTATGCAGGCATACAATGTAAAAGTAAATAAATTAACTGACCATTCAATGGTTTCAGTTTCTGTTAACGGTGAGAAGTGGACTAAACATGAGTCCATGTATGACTTATTAAATAATGAGAAAGGGTTTATACTTAAGACTGGTATTGCAGGTGGACTAGACGTTTACTTTGGTACTGGTAATTTCGGAGCTATCCCAGTAGCTGGAAGTGATATTCAAGTTGAATATGTAAAACATTCAGGTGCTTTAGGTAATTTAGCAGATGGACAAGACCTAGTATTCCAATGGCAAGCAGAGGGTACTGATTCAAATGGAGATGAATTTGATTTGAATGAGTATTTAGAATTGACTATTACTTCATCACCTAAAATGGGAGCAGATAAAGAGAACCCAGAGTTTACAAAATTAATGGCGCCACTAACGTCCAAATCTTTTGTTCTAGCGACACCAGATAACTACGAGTATTTCCTATCAAGATATGGAATGTTCTCGTATGTGGATGCCTACAATACCACATCGGATGAGTATTTAGATGATGATAATGTTATCTATATCTTTGCTGTACCAGATGTGAAAAGAAAGTTATTAGCAAGTCAAGATTACTTCTCGATTCCACAGAACGAGATGTTCTTTGACCAAAATGAATATGACAAGATGTCACAAGTAATTCAAGATAGTGGCCAACAAATGGTTACCACTGAAGTTGTCTTTGTGAGACCTCAGATTAGAAAATACAGTATGGATATTAACATCAGATATTTTGAAGGTTATACAAAGCAAGAGATATTCTCAGAGGTAAGAGCTAGAGTTAGCGACTATTTATTAAATGTAACAAGAAGAGACAAACTGCCTAAGTCTGATATTGTATACATTTTAGAAGAAATTGAAGGCATTGATGCAGTGAACGTGAGGTTTATCTCAGAAACAGAAGAGACTGCTAGACGATTAGGTTACTATGAGTCTAAGACTGTTTCGGTTGTACCTCAAGAACCTGTACTATTAGAAGATATTGGTAACGGCAAACAAAAATATATTTTCTTTAAGCAAGTGGAAGAAGTTAAGACCGTAGACGTCGATGAGACGACATTCATTCCATATACAGTTGCAGGCTTAGATCAATGGGGAGACATTATCATGGAGAAAGAAGAAGTCGCTGTCTTTAGAGGCGGATGGCAAGATCGAGATGGTGATGAAATTCTAGATGATGCTAAGATAAATGCTGAAGCTGCGCTTAGTGTGAATTTTGATGAAACGCCGGTACCTAGAACAATATACACTAGAGTACAGGCTGGAAATAGAAAAGCCTTGAAATAATGTTATTTAAAGATCTATTAGTTTACAAGCGTAAAAGGCTATATAAGATAGCTAAGCACAGAAGAGATGACCTTAAGAATACTAAGTATGACTATAAGTCTGGTAATAGAGGTTTAATCGGTAAACAGCTTTCAAATCACATACAAAGAAATCAAACGATGAGAGAATTTCTCTTATTCATAAATGACTATATTGTAAGTATTTTAGATAATGTTAGATTTCTAAGAAACTTTACAAACTTTACAGTACAAAAAGACGACGATACAACTAGATAATTATGTGGAATAATTTAAGATTTTTTAATGGTACTATCTCAGAGATACAGCTGGTTCAAGTGGATGGCATTTGGACTGGTAAAGTCTTTATGCCTGAGGTATCTACTGGTCTATATGAGACTGTTAATCTTTTTATTCTAGAAGAATGTCTACACAATGGTGCTACTGTAATTAATAAACCTATCTCACCAGATAACTTAATTACTAAATTTACATTTGAATGGGAAGCTCTAGAGCTAGATCAGTCAAAAGATGTAATTATGTATGGTATGAGAATGGATGGTGGTAAAGCCTATGTGAAAGAATTTAGTACTCAAGAGAAAGACTTAGCAGACTGGAATACAATTATCTCACAGGACGCTAACTACTTTAAGACTATTAATGCACATGAGAATGTCGCGCTGCAGGTTAATGTAGCTATCTCATCTGATAGTGCAGGTATTCATAAGAGAGTTCTATTAGTTAAGGCGGACACAGATATAGTAGCAAGAATTGAATTCTACGGTGAGGTTGAAGCAGAAGATGAAAGACTAAAAGTTCTATTAGCCAACTTAGGTAACTCGCTAGAGGAAGAGGACTTTATGATATTCAAGTCACATGACATTTCAGAGATGCATCCTGACTATCAACTCTTAAATCAAAAGAGAAGAGAACTCTTATTAGAGATGAATAACATTAAGCCTTTTGTCGGTACATATAAGGCTATCCTAAATGCAATCGACTTCTTTGGCTATGATAAAATTACACTTAAAGAGTATTGGATTAATGTAGATAAAGACTCGAAGACTTTCGGTAAGCTACATGCAATCCCAGTACCTAACTCATCTGTAAGAGGTGAGATGACTAGAAAGAAACTTAAATTCAAGTTACCTTCTAATACTCAGAAGAAAACCAGTAGATTCTCTTTAGTCTACAGATTAAATGAGCCTAATGGTAAATTCGATGCATTTGATTTTGCACAAGTAGATGAAGTGTTTGATTATACTCCAGAAGAAGTCCTAATCAAATTATACGGTTTAAAGAATAGATTACAAAGAGATTTTTTACCCCTCGAAGCAAAAATCGTAGACATCACAGGGGAAGGCGACTATTTCACTAACAAGAACGTAAATATCTGGAAGATTCAAAACCCAATTAGTTTCTTTAGTGAAGGACATAGAGTTAAGTTTAATGTATTTCCTAATGACAGAGATTTATTCATTGAAGATACTTCAATGGTTTTAAAATCTGTATTAGACCAGAATGACTTAACTAATAGCTATGTTCCATTCTTAACTTCAGGTATTGGTAACGAGGGTAGTTATACTGATGCACAAAGAACAGAATTAAAAGCTATCTATGAGACATTCTATGAAACTTACCATGATAGAGCAATGGAGTCTTACAATCAAAACTTCGGCCAGAGAAACATTCCAATCGGATGTCCTGTTATTTTAGATTCTGGTGAGTCTTGGGATGATATTTGGGATGAGGCTGTTTTTGTATGGGATGATGCAGTTGATGCAAATCAGAATTTACAAGTAACTTGGAACAATTGGTATAAAAGATGGGTATATGAAATTGAATGGATTATTGATGGACCAAATGATTTCCACCAAGAATACAGAGGACCTGTAGATTACTTAGATGCTAATGGTAATGTTATTGATGGCTATAGAAGATTACCAATTACTTTACCATACGTTGGAAGCTACACGGTAGAAATGAGAATGTATGACTTATTCGGACACATGTCTTACTATAAAGAGAAAGATATGTTTGATGTTAAGTTGAAAGAATTAGAATTGTATGGTATCTACAAATCTTTAGAAAGAGATACAAGAGGCAACGTGGCAACATGGAACTCTAAATTCTTAGACTGGGATAAATCAGGTGGTTATTGGCATTTCCCACAAGACAATACACAGAAAGTAGAAGATACAATCGCAACCTTTTATTTGAGTTTAGATAGAGCTAATTACCCTAAAGGTATAGAACAGGGTGTAAGATTCTCAACTGTAAAAAGATTTATGGATATTTACTCAGATACAGGCTACTCAGAGTCAACAGGACCATATCAATGGGGTGAATGCTCATTTAGATGGAAAGACACTGAGCACAATTGGTGGGATAATATGAGAGTAGGACCAGATTTAACTGCATCGTTCAAGATAAATTGGATTGAACAAGGAGATAAATTAGTAATCACACATAGAGATCCAGTAACTAATGTAATTAGTACAGGTACTCATACGATTACTTCTGCAACTCCAAACAATGCAACACATATAACTGGTTGGGAAACTATTGCAAATGAATTAGAAGCAAGTACAGATCCTGTTATTTCTAAATTTAACTATAATCCTATTTTTAAAGATGGAGATAATGATGGAGATACAGAAGATGCTGGTGGCTTAGATCAATTTCAATTTATACTTGCTGTAGGTCAAGAGTATTCAAAAATATATGATTTTGAAACCGCGACTATTACTGCTGCAAACCCTGCAATATCTAATGTCAGTGGAGAAGTTCATGTAGTACATTACAATCCAACTTGGGATAATGTAAAAGTATTTAGTGACTATGCTGAAGTAGAAAGGTCTACTCATTTAACCATATCAACAGATATTTCTAAATTTCCGGGCGCGAGAAAACCAAAATGGACTATCACGAATATAACTAACCCAGAAATCAATGATATATACTATAATAATATGTGGCTCACGTACATTTTTCAGGAACCGGGTGACTACTCGATTCAACTGGAAGCGGAAGACACGTATGGCAATAAGAACGTTGTAAAACGCAACATGTTAAAAGTAAAATAAACGAAAAATGGCAAACATTACTGAAATTTTAGGTACAGACTCGGTATCATCTTCTAGACCAGTTATCAATAGTAACTTTGAGTTGTTAAACGACGAGTTAGCTTCTGTAACTGCATTGTTAAACCCTACTACTGCGGTATTAAGTGGTTTAACTAATGCTACTGCACAGGCTATCAACGTTGTTGACGGAACAACTTTACTATCGGTTAGTTCTTCAGGTGCTTCGATTGGTACTGCTGCTAACTTTACATCATCTGTAAGCTTTGGTGGTAAAATCATCAAATCAGGTGTAATTGGTACAGCTGCAGCTCCAGCAACAGGAGTTCAATTAACTCCTACTTCTATTGATAAAGGTACTTACTTTATCGATGGAGCGTTCACACTTCCAAACGCAAGTGACGGACAAGAAGTAACTTTAATTAATAGATCTGCTGCCGCAGCTGCCGTAACAGGTACGCTTGGTGCAACTTCTATTTCTTTAGACGGACTAAACTCAACTGTAACATTAAGATGCTTTGAGAACACTTGGTATGTAATTAGCGCTTACGCTACTACAATATCATAATAATTAAATTAAACCGAAACTGTAGATGGCAACTCCATTAGTAAGAATACCACAACCACAAGGTGGCACGATGTACGCTTTCGCTTCAGCAGCGAGAGATATTACTAGAGCGTTTAACAGTGCTGACATCAATTTTGAGTTTAGTAAATTCGCTTTACTAGACTTACCTGATTTCACGCAGTCTGTAAACAACTCTAATACTATCGACTTTGAGCTGAACTTAAAGCAGCCTTCAGGGCAGGCGTATGTTGCAGGTCAACCTAATGTGGACTTCGCACAAACATTTCAAAACTATGCTCTGAATTTAGAAGAGATTCTTCTGAAGGATGATGACTATGACCCAATCTTACTGCAATCAGATGCAGAGAAGATTTTCTTTAAGTGGTTATCTTCATTAGGAGCAATTGATTTTAGAGCGACAGATTCTAATGAGAGTACAAATGGTGCTTACGCTGAGAACAATAGTGCAATCTTAGGCGGAGCGAACTACGACCCTGTAGTCAAGTATTTAGGTAGTATTGACGCTGAGAACGACGTAGCGTATCAAGGCAATACTTACCATGAAGTCTATATTAACGTGCCAACAGCGGTAGGTTTCACACCTCAGGTGCTGTTTAAGCCAACAGACTATAACACATCTGCAACTAAAGCTTACCCTACGGATGTAAATGCACAAAATGTAGAGGGTAGAGAAGGTCAATCACATCCAGATCCAAATATCAATTTATTACCAGTAGTAGATAATTATACATTGGGCTCAGGTCCTTTCTATGATATTCAAACGAATTCTACAAACTCGGTACAAATTGATTTCGATACAGCCTCTTATGTGGCTATTCAAAACAATCCAGATGTTCAAACATTATTGGATTATGCAAAAACTGGACAACAGTTCAGATTTAATGCCGTTTTAGTTTATTACGATTTATATAGCTCTTCTGTACCAGCAAACAGAGCAACCAACCTATATGGTATCTTAATCTTAGATGATATTGCAGATGCCTTCGGTCCAGGTACAAAAATTCATGAACAAATTAAATTTAAACCTAATGAAGTTACTGGTTTAAATGGTAATGCGTTCTCTTTAAAACTGAATCTTAAATTTAATTCATCTCTAGATAATGTAGGTGTCGAGACAAGTATTAATGACTTTACTACTTTCTCAATGGACTTATTCATGGACACAACTACTGCGTTAGAGAATGCTACAGATCTTTTATTACAAGCTAATAACAGATATAGTAAAGTTGTAGATAGATTAGATGCTATTGAAAACCTAGTCTTAGGTACTGCGAAAGCTACTGCTTTAGAGACTAGAATAAAAGAACTAGAAGATGACTTTACAGCTTCATCACTACAACTACAAGATTCAAATGCACTGTTAAACCTAATTAACAATGCACATAATAAGATTAACCAATTGGTAGATGGTACAATTCCAGTTGAGTTACAATATAATACAGATGTAATCTTTGCAGGTAGAGGTACTACTGTAGATAAATCAGTTGCTGATAAAATTAAAATCAACAATGAGGTTGATGGTTATGCAGTATCTGATATTTACAAGTGGGATATAGCTTCAAAAATTACAACAGGTCAGATAACTCCATCTGCACAGTTTGATAATACACAGTCAAACCAATATGGAGTATGGGCTAAACTAAATGATTACACAAATAGATTTAGCTTAATAAACCTACTGAGTTCAGACCCACTTAATAGCAGTCTAAATATATACATTGACGATTCTACTAGAGGATGGAAGATTGGTCAAGTATTCAAGATTGCAATTGATACTATTGACGTGTCTGGCAATAACATTAAAGTTTGGACTAACCAAGCTGGCGGCTATCAAGCAATTGCAGACATAGATCCGTCTCAACTTTTAACTAATAAACCTTACATTGAGCTGGTTTGTATCGATCCAGTTAACTATGTATTTGAAGTAGATATTTTAAGATAATATGAACACTAACAACTCCATATCTAATTCCTTGAAGAAACTTTTAGAGATTAACACTAATTCTCTAAAGACTTTTGAGCGCATCAATGAAGCGATAACTACAAACCAAAAGGACATCCCGTTAGAGATTTTAACTGACGAGGGTACTAAACTAGTATCTGTACCTGGGTTTGGTTTTATGAAGAAAGAGCTAGAGAGATTAGACAATAATCTAAAAGCACTTGCAGGATTAGGTAAAGGTAGTACTAGGGTTAAATTACCAGATGGTACTTTCCAAAACATTATCACTACTTCTCTAAAGACTCCAGCAAATGATATTACAGCTTTAGCAAGACCAACTCTTTTTGCTACTAAGCCTAACTATTTTGTAGAAGATTTCTTAAACCCAATGTTAACTACATCCATGGATGTGAGTGGACAGATACCAAACGACACTGAGAGAGTTGTCGTTAAAAGAATTTTATTTGATGGTACAAATCAAGTTGCAGTAGATTTCTTTAATGATAATTATAGAAACCAAGATAACATTGATTATCTAACTGCAATTAGAGATATTGTCAATAACAATATAGCATATATCGTAGATGAAGAGACGAGAGATATGCCATATAGAAGCCAACAGTATACTGGTACATTTGATGTTCTATCAATCTCAAACTCTAAGAGAGAAGTTGTAGAGAATGGTGCAACTATAAAAACTGCTATCAAACTTTATACTTTAGATAAATTAACTTACTCAGATAATGAGAAAGACCTAGATCAGACTGAATTACTCCGCGTTGGAGACGAACTGATGGTTACTGGTGGCGCTAAAAACACAAGATATGTAATTGACAAGCTGGATGCATCGACTCGTCAGGTTGAACTCAGACTCGTTGAGGGCTATGAAGCAATTAAGATTGGTGCAGGTTCTCTAGCAGTATTTAAAGCTGGAGATAACAATTTAAACATTGAGGCTCCAGTTGGTTTTGATGAAAGAGTATTACTATTCGTAAAAGCAATTGACCCTGAGTCTAAGATCTTAGCAGAGAAATGGTCACCAGGTATTGGTTATTACACAAATGATTTAGAGCTCGTACAAGACGATGGCTCTGTTATCCTATTATCAGACTTCTATAAAGAGAATGTAGCAGACTTTGGTAAATTTATTACTTCAATTAAAGAAGACAATATCCCACCAGCAACAGTTGGTGTAACTCCAGATGCTCCCCTTCTAGTTGCTGATAACTTTAAAGTAGTTCAAATCAATAAACACGTTAGTGAAAATGATACTGCTGATAAAATTAGAAAATTAAACGCTGATAAAATTGCTGTCGATGAGGCTGTTAAGAAGTTAGATGATACTATCACTAAGAAGAGAGCTGAGATTGCAAGTAAGAAATATGAGTCACAAGTTCAGAAAGATAAAGACAAGAATGAGTTAAATGCTCTAATCGAGGAGAGAGCTTCTGAAGCTAAGTTATTTAACTCTATTGTAACTCAAATTCAATCTCTTGCTGCTGCGTCAAATGCTACTAAAGTAAAACCTAAATATAGAATTAGAGGTTTCTGGGCAATTCCAGCTCCAAAACAAGTAGCAGATACATTAGATCAGAATGTAGTACAATTCGTTGTACAATATAGATACCTATCCACTTCAGGAAAGGCTGCCGAAGCTTCACAGCTTAAGTTTACAGATAACGGTAGAGAGAAACAGGCTATCTTCTCAAACTGGGTTGAAAAGAAAACTAAAGTAAGAGAAAGAGCTAAGTCTATTGATAATAATGGTAATATCTCTAAAAAGTTTACATGGCAAGATACTAAAATTGAAGATGGACAAGAAATTAACTTTAATCAATTAGATATTGCTGTTAACCAAGGTGAATTAGTAGAGGTTAGAATTAAGTCTATCTCTGAAGCAGGTTATCCTCAAAACCCAATAATGTCTGATTGGTCTGAGTCAATAACTGTTGCATTCCCAGAAGAAGAAATAGATACAACTGACGTTGAGCAAGTAGTAGAGAAAAATACTGCTGAACTTGCTAAAGTTCAAATCACAGAAGAATTAACTGCTCAAGGCCTATTCACACACTTAGGCGATGCGTTTACTGCAAATGAAAATTATTATGCTCACGTTGCAACTAATATAGCATCTGGTTTCCTATCACCAGAGCAAAAACCAATCTCAGTATATGACAAGATTGCTGAATTAGAAGCACAGATTGCAGGACTTAAAGGTACTGTTGAAGCTGAAGTTGGAGAATTGGTTGTTAAGATTGTTGCAGAAGACGGAACAGTTACAAACATTGTAAAAGATACTACAACTCAATTATTCGCTGGTTACTATGTGGATGAAGTTGCAGACTTAACAATTAGAAAAGGACACATTGTTACTAAGACATTTAAACTACAATTAGAAAATAGTAAATCTACTAAACTAGAATTAGTTTCTAGATTAATTGGTGATAGAAACAAACCAGCTTATAGATCGTTTACTGCAGGTGAAGCTGCTACAAATGGTTTTGGTATTGGATTAAATGACCAAAGTGGTGCTGCTGTTGATACTAAAGTAGAAAGAGATAATTATTATCAAGAAGAGGGTAACTATGATTTAACTCCTATCCAATATCAAAATGTAGCAACTGAGAATTTTGAGAAAACATCTGATGCTCCATATCAGTCAGCTCAAAGAAGAGGTCAGTTTATCTACAGTAGATTTATGGATGTTGCAAATCAAAACCCACATTACATTTTATCACCTCTTAATATACTAACAGCAGGTGAAACAGCGACGATTGACGACTATGAGTATGAGTTATCTACTAATACAAACGATCAGCCATGGCCAGGTGCAACTGCGAATGACGGTAATACAAATAACTTTATTTGGTCAGGTAACTTTAATAACTCTAACGTAGGCGCTGCGGCAACTGATTGGAATGTGAATAAAATTAATGTATCAAGCACGTCGAACGTAACTCTAACTCAATACAACACTGGTTTATTCTTACATAAAGACCACCCGCTAATTGAAAATATCTGGCAATCTGCTTATACTGACTATAATGGTGTACCGGGTACTGGTATGAATTTAGCTAATACTAGAAAGTCTATGATTTTCTCAATGCCTAAGACTGCAACACAAGCAACAGGTGCTACTATCTTTAGTATCTTTGGTTATGATGTTAATACAAATCAGGTAAAAGCAAAACAACAAGTTGCATATCACGATGGTGAAGGTTTATATGACGCTACTCTAGCTGCAGCTAAACCTGAAATTGTTAGACCAATTAAAATGTCTTTTGATGCTAATGACCAGTATTTATTAGGTGGTAGATCTTGTGGAGCTTTCTTATTCATGTCTCCTGTTAACACGGACACATTAAAAGTAAGTGGTGAAACTAAAAGATCTAAAAAAGAAATAAACGCAAAAAAAGATAATGAGTCTAACGCAGTTTCTGTAGATATTGTTTTCCAATATAGAATGACTGATTACTTTGGCAACAACGAGTCTACAGATACAGGAAGGATTGGTGGTTTTGCTAGACTAGCATACAACAACCTAACTTACACTAAGAAAATAGGTTTAGATATTTTTGACAAGTTTGGTGAACAATTCTCATTTGATTTAGAAGTGTTTGCTAAGTACGGTCCAAAAGGTAAGAACTTAAACTCTATTAGAGCTGCTCAGTTACTCAGATAATATAATGTATCAGCCTGCTAAGGTAGATATATAATAGAGAAGAAATTCTCAAATAAGAATAGAACTGAATGGCACAAATTATATTTCACGGATCACTACGAAATTCATCTGCACTAGCATTTGAAAATGGCCCTGCGGATAAAGCTGCAGCTGCAAATAGTCTCGGCGTTACCGATACTACATTGCATTACCAGTCTATTAGTTCAATAGCAGTTGGAGATATTCTATATACCGATACAGGTTATACAACTGCATTTAGTGGTGATGGTGGTAGTAATGAGTTCTTTTACACATCGGATGATGTAAATGATGGGCCAACCCCTACAAACAAGGTTGTTGAAATATCTGGTGTAGACCTCTCTGGTAGTGGTGGACCTGCTCTAGGTGAAGTTGTTTCTGTAACACTAGGTCCAACATACCAGATTAGTACTGAACTATTAAATGGTAATCAAGTCTCTACTGTTAATGAGAATGTACCTTTTAAGATAATAGTTACAGAGACCGGAACTCCATCAATGAAACCTATTCTAACAACTGGCGGTAGTGCGACTTCGGCTGATTTTAATTCATGGCCATTCCAATACAATGCGTCAAATACTCAAGCAGAATTAGATTTTACACTGGGTACAAACCCAATAGAGATTAACCTGGTTACAGCCGATGACCAGACAAATGAAGGTAATGAGACTTTTACAGTTCAACTAACAGATGGCACGCTAGCGTCTATTGCGATAGCTGATACATCAACGGCGCAACTTGATATTGAATGGGATGATAATTCTGCTCTAACTGTTGCTACAGCAGGTGGAAGTAACATAAGAACATTCCAGATGACTGGGGCGAGCCAGGCGTTAAGCATAAGTAACAACATTGGTTTTACCAATCAGACTAACTGGAATACTGCTGCAGGTGATGTTGGGTTTGTTCAAAACGGAGGGACTCCAAGTGGTGGTTCATTAAACATTACCGTTCCAGCATATACATATTCAGTCAGTAATCCTAACACAAATGATAGAAGTGTCGACATAATCCTATCACACCCAGATGATAATGGTGTAACTTCTAGTACTATAACTATTACACAATCAGGTACTGGACTAGTAGCATGGGATTGGCAAAGTGCTTCCGTAATTACAGGTAACTCTTTACAAATTGACTTTACCAACCTAGGAGGTCAAGCTGTTAGTGATGTTCAAGACGGTATGCCTGCTATTAAGATAGCAAGTTTACCACCAAATGGTACTCTATATGACTTAACTGCTAACCAAGTAGCTCTAGGTGTAGGTGATTTTTTAGATGCTAATAATGGACAACCTACTGTAATTTATACTCCTAATCCAACTTTTGGTGCTAGTGGTAATGCCACAGATTCATTCACGTATACAGCAGAAGACTCGGATGGTAATACTCTAACAAAGACTATTACAATCACAGTTGGTCCACCAGCGAACACTGCTCCAACAATTTCAAGTTTTGGTGTTTCTGTAAATGGTTATGGTACTCAGGGTATTTCAACTCAATTTAATGTAGCTTCTGTTGTTAATGGAAACCCACAAGATGAGA